TATTCAGACAAATACCATATGTCTGTTTATTTGATTCAATGGGAAGAAAAGAAGATGTTAAATTTTAATTTTTTAAATAACTTACAACATTGGGGCAATGCTCTCGCTAAAGTAGAGCATGAAATGAAACATAAACATGATGACTTTAGACAAGCATTGAATCCTAATACAATGGAAGCTGCTATATGGCTAGTAGAAGAACTAAAGAATAGTTTAGACGACTATATGAAAGATGAGCAATTTAATATTCTTATCTTAAACAGCTGGTTAGGAGTTCCTTTAGTTCCTCTCTTATGTGAGAACTTATCTGTAGGAGAAATGCACCTAGTTGACATCGATAAAGAAGCTTTAGAGCTCTCTAAGGTGTTTAATAAGCATTATATAGCAGAAGAATACATAAAAATAAATCACTGGAATATGGATATTCCGTTCGCATTTGATGAATTAAATCAATTAAAGGTTGATATAGTTATTACAATGGGAGCAGAACAAATGTATCCTTTGAAAGATTTAAAAACAGCAAATAAACACGCTATATTTGCTGTACAGAATTCAAATGTCATAGAAGAAATGTATGGCATCAATTGTGTAGATAGTGAGAAAGCGTTAATTGAAAATGCTGGTTTAAAGGATACTACCTACAGCGGTAAAACTAAGCAATTCTATTATGATTGGAATGGCAAGGTATATTATGAAAGGTTCATGGCGATTGGTACAAAATAGTAAACTAAGAAAAGCATTACACGAAGCAACAGTAGATACAGCACTAGGAGCAATTATTATGTTCCCTCTAAGTGTATTCATTATTAAGGCTTGCATAGACTACGCAGGCACCTCATCTGAGATGGCTGCGTTTATTAACTTTATAGGTTTAACAGGTATTGCTATTGTAAGAAAAGCTCTTGTTAGACTTAAATTTTCTGAATGGGATTAGTCTGCTAAATGCAAGTAAGTAGACATTATATATTTGTCTGTAGATGATTTATTTCCTGTGTGAGGATATTCCCAAGTAGGTGGAAAAACTAATACACGACCTGTCTTAGGTTCTATGGTTACATCATGATTAGAAAATGTTGTAACACCATCACAATCATTTAGATAAAGTAAGAACCCTACAATTCTTCTAGAACTAGCATAGTTCATTACATCTATATGTTCTTTGAAGTCTCCTCCTTCAACATATTTTTTAATTCTAAATTCTTCGAACCCTCCTATATTAGGAAGTATTCTTGCTTCTACATCAGAAAAATATTTACGGCCTAATGACATAAACCCTTCTACCATTTCCTGGTGTAAGGGTGTATTCATTTGATTAGATGTAAAGTTATATTGATTAAACTTCATAAGAGGCGTATCGATAGGTTGATGGTGCCCCTTTGAGTTATCAAATACTTTAATTAAATCTTTACATTGTTTAGATGTAAAGACGCCATCATAATATTTTATCATATGATAAGATGCCAATGTATAAATCCACCTAATATGTATAAAGCTAAATATAGTATTAACAATGCAACTAATAATTTAAGCACAAACATTAAAAAGTTTGGCAAAAATTTAACTGCAATCCATATCAAAGCTATAAGTCCTATTAGTTCTAACATAGTTACCTCTTTAGTTTAATGAATTTCCTTCGTGATTTAGAAAAGAGCTTGGAAGGTTTCTTGTAAAAGAGTTCTTCCTTGGTTCCACTTATAATGTAACCAACATTCTGTCCTTTCTCATCAAAAATATAAGTGTGATTCTTAACTTTGTATGGAGACCAATCTGTTATCTCTTTCAAATATGTGTACATTAGTCCTCCCTCTTACCTACACCCCAGTCAATTACAACCGGGAATCTTGGAATGTTATCTACTGACCTTTCAAAGAATCTACATGTAACCCAAGTAGGTTTCTCATCTTGTTCTAGTAGAGCTTTAAGTGTCGCTTGATTGCCTCTAACACCACTCTTAAATGTTTCTGTTCCGTCTGTAAGAACAAAGTGTTTAGCATATCCTGCCCAATTACCTGAGCCTTCTAATACATCTATAACATCAAACTCTTCTGTAATGAACTCTTTTCTTTTCAGTAAGTTCTTACTTCTTTTGTTTTCGTAGACTGTATTGTTACGAACCATCTGTCCTTCGTAACCATCTTCTGTATATTGTGAATACAAAGCATCTAACTCTTCTTGGTTTTCACATACTGATGTTGGAACTGTAACTATTGGAAGTTCAAACTCTTGATCTTCTATAAAGCTCATTCTGTCTAAGAATCCTTCATCACAAACAGAGTCTTTCCATGCCATATCATAAACATGATACTCAACAAGTTTTTGACATTCTGCTGCCTCTTCTGGAGTAGGTTTTACTTTACGAACTAGACTTGTAATTTTGTTGAAGTCATCTTTTAGTTCGTGATTGTAAAGTTCACCATCTAAAATAACATGTGGATTTTCTACAAAGAACGCTTGTAGTTCAAAATATATGTGATCACATGTTGTGATTTTCTTACCTGCTCTTGTGTAAAGTCCATCTTTCCTAGCAATACATCTAATGCCATCTAACTTAGGTTGACTAATACCACTAGACTGTGGTCTTTTTGTGTAGTCATGTGCTAGTTGTGGTTTGAACTTATCGTAAGTATCAACCTTTGAAATGTCTTCAAAGTATTCTTTTTCTACTTTCTTATCCCACATTGCCTGAGCTTCTTTCTGTGCTTGTTCAGCATCTGTAGTAGCATTTGCTTTGCCTGTGTTCTTACCTGTAGCATTTTTCCAACCACTTGTAACTAGGTTGCCGTCTTTTATACCAGCAATAGTTCTAGTAGCATTCAATACACCTTGAGAATATTCTACTGTTAGTTCACGAATGTTTCCGTTCGTGTCTCTTTTGTAGAGTGTTGGTAAAGGAAATATCATTACGCTGCCTCCGCTATTTTTGCTAGTCTGTCTTTACGATAGTCTAGGGCACCTTCGCCTAAGTAAACATTGCCGTCCTCTGCTCTAAACAAAGTATCAAGACTTGCGCTTTGATCTTTTTGTTTTTGTATTAGTGAGAACTCTGCTTGTTCAAAAGTTATTGCACCAATTTGTACAAAGTCTAATAACATGTCTGCGAATGGAACTTCTCCATTTGATTTCCAAACTGTAAGCCCATCTACTTGAGCTGTTTTTTCAAAGTTTGTTTCAACGGAGTCATCATGTGAATAACCACTTGGAGCTGTTCTTATTTGGCTTTTGTATAGAACATTACCTGTAAAAGTTTTGTTCTCATCGTGATGTGCTGCCATGCCCCATCTTTCTTTGTTAACTGTCTCGCCTGCTATTATTACTTGGTTATCTAGTATCATAAAGTCCTCACTTTTTATTTAATATACATGTATTATGCACTCTGACGAACCAAAGGTCAAGCATTTTTAGGGTTATTTTTGTAATCTTTTTTACTGTAAGAACAAGGGTTTAGGAGAAATGTGAGGCATCTTCTCCAGATATTTCCTCAATCATGGACCGCCACATGTCGATATTAGGGATAACAAACCCTAATGTGAGCCTAGGTTCGTATGTTCCTGCACAATGATAATAGACTTTATCGGGTTCTCTGCCCCTGCCATAATACCCTACTTTACCAGACCAACCACCAGGATCTAACATCTCTACTACTTCATGGGTGGCAGGATCTCTATACTTAAAGAACCCACCCCCATGTTTCGTATATGATAATAATATGTTGTATCCATGTGCATTCCAGTTATTGTGCCACCCCATGAATCCATTCTTAGGATAATATACATGAACCGCTTGGTTCCTGGCACCTAAGAATGCCAGGAGTTCATCAGTTAGCTCATTGTATTTCTCTTGAAACTCACCAGGTATTCCTCCCTGATTAAGATCAAAACTATATGATATCTCAGGATATCCTACATGCCTGCCATCTTTATCTATTATTTCTTTTAAGTATTCATCTGAACAGGCATGTTCAATTGTATTAGTGTTCTTTTCGTTTTTGTTTGCTTTTTCGTTTACCCAATCTAAGTCTTGTTGGAAAAACCATTCGGCATAAGGATCTAACATTTCTAGAAGTTCATCTGATATGTTAATCCATTTCATTATTTTCTGCCTAAGTGTACTTCATGTTCTGGGATAGTGTAATGCCAAAAAACAATTTCCTCGCCTTCTAATTCACTATCCAAATGTCCATTAATAAAATTCCATCTTATGTGTAGATTTTCATCCCACTTGACCTTACCATCTCCGTATGTAAGTAATCGCCACATTGTAAAAGTATCCCACTTTCTTACATCATCAGGATAGTCGCCTCCTAATTCATGTACCCAACCACCTGTGTCATTTTTCAAAGTTTGTTTACAATATTCCCCATACCAATCTTCCATAAGTTTAATTGTATGAGGATTGTTTCTATACAAAAACATACCACAATGTGCTGTCATTTCTTCTGTGTTTGTAAGTTTAGTTACCTTAGCATTATAAGGTCTAATTTTTGTAAACAATAAATCTAAATCATCAGGCATTTGTTCAAAAATGTTTTCTACATCTTCATGTTGACAAACCATATCAGCATCTAAGTAACAAGTTATTCCTTTATATGGCGTATTACCTAAAGCCCAAAGTTTAGCTCTAATGTGTTTAGGCACTTCCCAGGATACTATCCAATCTGCTACATTCCAATCAGAGGGCTTAATCCATTCTTCGTGATCTACATATATGGTTATATGTGCGTCAGGCCAAAAGAGTTTAACAGACTCTGCACATTCTATAGCTGCTTGATAATATCTTTCTTTTAAGGACGCTACAATTACAAAGCCGTTCTCAGGAAACTCTTCAGGATTCCTTTTGTTCATCCAATGTCTCCATTAATAATATAGTTGTATATGCTTGTACTTCCATAGGAGATTTAGCTTTACGAATAAGTCTTTTTAGATTTATGTTCTTAGATTCTTTAACTGCACCTATTTCAAATGCTTCTAATTTGGCACCGAATAATCTTTCTTGTCTAGCTCTAACTGCTTCTGTTTCTTTTCGTTGTATTCTTTTCTTGATTTGTTCATCACGACGCTTTACACCTTCTTCAGTATTTTTATCTAATACTTCTTCTCCAAATTCTTCTAGTATTGCTATGTAATCTGGATTGGTGCCATCTTTGTCTTGTATTGATGCTGTAGATTTTCTACCATCTTCATATTCAAGTGTAACGATTATGTGTTTGGCATCCTTATTAGACCAATAAGGAGCTTTGTAAACAAAGTTTCGTTTCTTTATTTCTGCTGGGACTGTACTTATGTCTGTAGGATCAATTTCAAGTACGACCTTTTCGTTTGCCATAATATCTCCATAATGTAAGTTTATTTATACTGCTAATTAAGCAGTTCTAAGCCACAGTTTTACCGTACTGACATTCTCTGCTGAACTTTGGATTGTGTCTCCTGAATATGTTCCTGAGTAATATCCTGTATATGTTCCGGAATATGTGCCTGAATAAGCAGATGTTCCTGTATATGTGCCTGCATAGTTTTTAGCACCTGTGTAAGAACCTGCGTATGCTGATGTTCCTGTGTAATAACCTGTATAGTTTTTAGCGCCTGTATAGGAACCAGTATATGTACCTGTGTAATCTCCTGAGTATGAAGTACCTGCATACCCATCATAGTCTGCTGCATAAGATCCTGTATAGTCTCCTGAGTATGTACCAGAATATCCTGAGGTTCCTGTGTATGTTCCTGCGTAGTTTTTAGCTCCTGTATAATTTCCTGCGTATGCTGAGGTTCCTGTATATGTGCCTGCGTAGTTTTTGGCACCTGTATAACCACCTGTATAAGCCCCTGTGTATGTTCCTTCATAAGAACCTGTATAGTTTTGTGCTGCTACTTCTTTTTTCGTATCTGTAAATGAACCTTGATCTACCCAAGTACCTGAGCCTGGTGCTGCTGCTTGTAATACATATTTCCCTTTACCACTAGAAATCATGTAATTTCTTAAATTAGGAACAATTTGTTCCATCTCTGCAACTGTCATTTCCTGTACACCGGCTCCACCACCTTGTACTCTTAATGGTTTGAAATTATCTACTGCTGCTGTTGTAGGTGCTGTCTTTTGCCAAATATAATATGTTGTGCTTGTACCATCAACTTCTGTGTTGACTAATGTATATCTAGTTGTCCAAGTACCACCTGAAGGAGTACTTGTAGATAGTTTATATTGACCTATTGTGTAATCGCCTTGTGCAACAAAATCATCTACGACTTTATCTAAAATGTCTGTATCCAATTCTGTATCATCGAATTCATGTATTCCAACTGTTCCTGAGGATACATACCCTAAAGGTCTGTTAGTAATACTTTCTGATGCTGTTGTTTCTATTTGTTTAGCAGTGTAAGTTGTAACCGTAGAACTTGCACCATCTGTTGGGTGTGTTCCTACTGCGTCATCTCTTTTAGTATCTGTTGCTGTTCCGATAGTTGTACCAGACCCATTGATATTAATCTCTGCTGTACCCGTTCCGTCAGTATTGTCTGCGAAGTCTTTTGTTAGAATTGCACTATAATACTGCTCAATTTCTGCGTCTGTCATTTCTTGCAAACCCTGAAGGTTGCCAGAACTAACTGGATATGCTGATGCTTTAATTCTTAGAGGTCTCATATTCTATCTTCTCTTTAGTTTACTCTTGTTCCCGATGAGTTATAAATGATAACAGGACTTAACCTGTTCCATTTTGTTGCGCTTACTCCTACCAATTTCAATGAATGTCCAGGTGCCAAATCAACTGCTGCGTTTGCAGAGCCACCGTCTATAGATTCACCTGAAGCAGGATAAACCTTAAGATTGTTAGCTGTGTCATTTAATATGAATGCTTCCAAACCTGATGCACAATCTGGGAGTACTACACCCGCGTTAGCTGCACAAGTTGTTACAATATTATATGACTTTGTTAATGCTGTACCACCTGCTTGATCTGTGCCTGCTGCTGATACAGTAGCAGAAGTACTTAATGTTGAAGAACCTCCGACACTCAATGCTCCTGTTGTTGTAACACTTGTAACAGATACAGTCGTACCAGAAATTGTACCTAATGATACATTAGATCCTGATTCGTATTTATCAGTATTAAGATTGGTAAAGTTAGCGTCAACCTCATTGTTAGTAAGAGGACTACCTTTTGCTGATCTTAATGTTAAAGTTGCCATGTTTCTTCCTATGTAATTTTGTTGACTAAAATTTCTAAAGTTTTCCTTATCTCAACAATTTCAGTCTTTAAAGTATTTATATCATTTTCATACTCTATTATCTTAAGATTAGCATTTCTTTTGATTTTATATGCTTTAAGACTTTCGTTGTTTGTATTGAGTAAGGCCTTTGAGTTACGATCTCTTACAAGATCCCTTTCTCCTTCAATATTTATAATCCCTGTAGGTAACTTGTTCATCTTACACCTGCAACGCTATAGCTCTTAAGTCCTTAAAGAAAGGTACTTTAGATGTTGTTGTACTTAAAGGCACAACCTTAACTGCAAAGGTTTTAAAGCCTGTATGTGTTACTGTACCTACAGTAGCAGTTGCCGTAGCACTTGAGCCACCACTGTCTGTAATTGTAACCGTTGGTGTAGATGTATATTCTCTACCTGGATTTGTAATCTCGATGGATTGTATCACTCCGCCGGATACGGTTGCTGTAGCTGCTGCCCCATAACCACCTCCGCCAGTTATTGTTACTGTAGGACTAGAACTATAACCAGAACCTCCTGCTGTAACTGCAATACTTAATAAAGATTTCACATCGTATTCAAATACACCTGAACCATTAAGTCCTGCTGCGTTAGAACCTTTGGCAGGTAAGTTATACTTATACTCTGCAAAATCAGTTGTTGATTCAAACGGGTCAGTTCTTGATGATAATTCAACCCAGCTTAAATCTTCTTGGAAATTGCCTTGGTCTGAGGAATTCATTAGTTTTCCATATACCTTAACATTTCCTTCTGTTGGAATGGCTGCATCTAGATATACAATAATATCTTCTGCGTCTTGGCCATCCTCAAGATTAACTCTTCTTGTTATATACCGAGAAGAAGCGTTTCCTTTAAATCTTGTATCTTCATTAGTAGAATCATTGTTTACACTATTAGCAATACATAAAAGATCTAATTGATCTAATGTTATTGCTGGACTAATATTTTCTAAGTTAGTTGACATTGTAACTTCTAATAGTGCTGTTTTATTAGAACTGTAAGAACTAATTTCGTTTGATCTACTATAAATTGTGTGTTCTTTTTCTAATTCTGTTGTAGTATTAAAGTCTAATTCACTATAAACTTCTGAAACTCCCGCATCTCCTACTGCGTTTGCTGCACCTGTTTCATTAATAGAAACTCTTGCAGTAGCAGTTGTTGATTGATGTGGTGTCATTAGAGCTGCGTTTAGTGCAACTTCATTTATAACTTTATCTGTAAACGAACCTATTGTTCCAAAACCTTGTGTATTACCTATCAATTGTGAGGTAGTAAATGGTGTTGTATCTGTTTCTCTATCCAATGTAACCTGTTCGTCTAAACTGTTATAATTTACTACTTTACCTTTTTGTAATGTTAGTGTTCCTGTTGCTTGTGTTCCTGTTCCTGCAGAAATTGTTATAGTAGGAGCACTTGTATAACCTGAACCAGGATTAGTAACTGTAAGAGCTGATATAACATCTCCCGTTACCGTTGCCGTCATTGTTAAACCTGTACCATTAGTTCCTGTATTGTCTACTGTAACTGTAGGTGTTAGCCCTGTATATCCTGTTCCTGCATTAGTAATTGTAGGTGTATGACCTACTAAAGATGTTCCTGCCGTCCAAGCTATTGCTGATGTTGTACTGTAATCACTAAAGTTTATCCAATCTAAATTATTATTGGAAACTTTACCTGAAACTGTTCCTTGTTTAAATGTTGCTCTGTGCATTTTAAACATGATGTCCTGATTCTGATGTGCGTTCCAAGTTCTATCGTTAGCTGATGAGAACAACATTCCACCATGTGGTTGTTTAGTAATTCTTTCTGTTGTTCCTATTTGATTTTCTCCTAATTGAGAAATGAATATATCATATCCTGTGTCATCATTTTCAGGTTTAGGAACGAAACAATATTCTTTGTCTCCTTGTAAGTAAACAGGATTATCAAATGTAAATGATGTCGGTGTAAATGTTGTTGTACCTCCTGATTCTGTAGAAGTACTAATCTCTGCTCTTTCCAATCTCTTACTACCGTTAGGCAAAATACGAGGTCCTGGTACACCATTAATAACCTCTCTTATTTGCATTGTAACACCATTGCTACCTGTAGCAGGTTTGTTTTTAAAGAACACTTCAATGTCAGTAATAAATGCTCCGCCTGGGACATTAGGTACTGTAAATGTTTGTGCTAATGGGTCCATGCCCATGCCTATATTAAAGCCCCATCTAAAGTCTGCTAAAAATTCATCAACATCAAAGTCTATAACAAAAGGTGTTGTTGTAGGCGGTGTAGGCGCTGGTGTTGTTACTACTGGTGTTACAGGCGTAGTTACTGGTGGCGTCTGCGTAGTTGTAGGCGGTAAAGTAGTTAGTTCTGGTGCAGGTGTTGATATCGTTGTAGGCGGTTCCCTTGTAGTTGTCGGAGCAACCGTGTTGACTGTTGTAAGTACAACGGGAGCCGGTGTAGTAGGTCCAGGTGTAGCTGGTGGAGGTGTAACCGGTACAGGTACAGGATTATTAATAATAGTAGGTGGAGGAGGAGGTGGTAAAGGTGTTCCTGCTCCTATACTAATATTTGTTGTTTGTTCCGTTACTACTCTGTTATCTGCAAATTCTGTTGAATTTACATTTGCAGTTTTAAATCCTACAATAGTATCTTGTTTCTGTTGTATGAAACCTGAAGATTCGTAAATAGCATTTGCCTGTGTTGTAACATTAGTTGCTGCATTGTCTGAGTTATTAGTTATTTTTAATACTCTTGAGCCTGCTTTAAATCTTCCTGCAGGAATTGTAAACAAAAATGTTAGTCTGCCGTTTACATCTGTTGTTAATGTAGTTGTAGTTCCATCTAGTAATGTAGAAAATTCTGATACATCTTCTCCATCAAAGAATGGATAAACTCTTGTTTCAGGTTTTAGTCTAGTACATGTAACTGTAATTTGACGACTTCTCATAAATGGCGCTATTGCCATATCAACAATTTTTTCTCCTAAAGAGTTTGTTTCAGTTGTGGCAGAAACATTTAGTGCTATACCTGATCTTGTCTGCTGTTGTTCTGTTGTTGTAGTGGTAAATGTTGCACTGCTTCCGCCACCCCCGCCTGTGCTATATGTGTCTAGTGATGAAGTATTGCTTGTTACATTGGCTGCACCTGTGTCTTCCCATGAACCCCATTGTGTGCCCCAAGCATTAGACATGTTCTCCCAAGCATCATAGTTACCGTCAAAGTTTACATTGACTGCTGGTTGTATTGCTGTGTCTACAAAGTTATCTACATCTGGAGTTAGTTCCATCTCTCCATTGTATTTAAATAATAATTCTTTTGTTAAGTTCTCTGTCTGAGAAGCTTGCATTTGGTCTGTAAGAACTATTCTATTGAAAGGTAATGTTACTGTATTGCCTGTTAATTTTAATTGTGTACCTGCGAAAGTAGCATCTCTGTCTATATTACTTTGTACTTGTGTATCTATATTTTCTAATACAAAAAATGGCCTTGCATGTTTTCTATCAGGATCAATAGATATCTTATAATTAGGATCTAATACAGATCCTATATTGTGTCCTGTAAATGGATCTACTAAGATACCATTTTTAAATCTATCTGTGCCTCCAGAGTTTACAATAGTTTGATCTTTAGCAAAATTTTCTAATAAGTTTAGTGAGGCATAGTATTCTAAGTTTTTAATTCTTTGTTCTAAACCACTAATATTTTTCATTGTGTATCGTTTTTGAGATACATTTTTAATAGAAGTTGTATATTGTCCTTTTTGTTTTACCTTACCATACTCAGGAGATAAACAAGGAAAAGGTACAAGATCTATTTCTGCCATTGTCATTGACTGTGCAGGTTCTGCCGGTAGTTTAGGATTTAAACCATACGCTCCTTCTACTACTCTGTAATTACCATCAAAGTCTAATACAATTCTAAGTTTTTTACCTATGTAATAAGATAAATCTGTGCTAAATGTTTTTGTAGGTAAAGGATTAGTTAAGCCTGAACCTGGTCTACTTATTACTTTATCATTGGCTGGATTAGTTGTAGCACTTGCTATTGTTCCTGTGATTGTTGCTGTGTTTGTCATATAAGGACGGAAGTCAACACAATCTCTTAAATTAAACTCTCCATATTTTTGTGATTGGAAGTTAGGTATATCTTCTGTTCTAATTTTACCTGAAGGTAAAGTTGCTGTTACATCATCTACAGGATAACTATCAAAACAAGCAAATGTAGCGCTTGATACTGTAGAGTCAAAGTAAGAAAATTTAATTAATAAATGATCGTTTGTTGAAAGATCTAATGTACTTGAATTTTTCTTAATTATTTTTGCAAGTCCGTAGAAGTTATCTTCTTGTCCATTAGAAACTCTAAATTCGTTTGTAACATCTATTCCATCTGTATCTGATGTTAAAGCAGATGTATGTGCTCTTATACTTTCTATTTCGTATAAGTCTGAAACACCAAGACTATATTCTCCTGATGTTCCTGCAGAGTGTGTATTTGTATCTATTTTTACATATTTGCCTGATGATAATGTTTTGGCAATAGGTGTAGCATCTGCTACTTGTACGGGTACATAAACTCTTACTGTACTTGTTCCTGTAATAGCTCCACCTGTATCAATAGTAATTGATGTTGCACTGTTTACTGTAACAGATGCATTACTATTATTTGAAGTTAAATCTATATGTTCTCCTACTGCAACTGTAGCAGAGTTTTGTGTAAATCCTGCTTTTGCTACAAGTATAAAATCTCTTTTTTGTGTATCTGTTAATGTTCCTGAATAAGGAAATGTTTCGTTGCCTGATAATGTTAATGAACCTGTTCCATCAGTAGTATTTAATGATATATCAAATTCCTTTTGGTATTGATATGTGTAATCATATGTTCCGCCTGATTCTGCTTTTAATGTCCTAATATTGTTTTCAGACAATCTGTAAACTAATTTGTTTACTTTACTTTCTTTAATTTGTGCTTTACTGCTTACAAGAACTGTATTTGCTACTCCTCCAAAAGCGTCACCACTATTAAACCTTACACCTTTAACTGCTGTAAAGTCTCCGCTCATCATTGTTAGATCATAAACATAAAGTCTATAAACTGCTGCTGTGTTTCCTGGTGTGCCACTTTCATAAACAAGTTGTCTTACTTTAGCTTCTCCAACTTTGTTTCCTTGTGCTGAGGCATTTCCGTCTTGTACTGCGTCATATAGTTCTATTTTAGCACCGCCGTCAACATCAAATATTCCTTCTACATAATTAATTTCTATGTAGTTACCATATGAAGTTGAAATAGGTTGTGATTCTTTAGTGATATATTCACTAGATTTCATTATAGGTATTCTTTTAGAACTTTGTAATTCTCTCTTGAAACCACCTACATAAGAAACACCTGGATCTATCTGTACTACAAGCGCTGCTCTTGAACCAGAATCTCCGGCTGTAAAAACACCACCATTTGTACCATCATTTAAATGTTCTCTTAAGGAAACTCCATTACCTCTAACAAGATAATTGCCTGATTCGTCGTATGTTCTGTTTGCTAGTATGTCTCCTAAACCTGCTAAAGGATTATCCTTAAGTCCTATTCTTTCTATGCCATCTATACTAACATGTGCGTATGTGTAAAAGTTTTCAGGTTTAGTTGCTGTCTCATCAATAGAGGATAATGTAACTGTAAATTTAAGTCTGTCTGCTCCAGGTGCATTAAAGTTAAATGATCCTTGTGCAGGATCAAGTAATGTTGTATCTGTTGCCGCTTGTTGTATAGATTCCGTTATAACAAAACCTATGTGTTTTCTTTTTAAGTTGTTGTATTTGTCTAATCTTGCTGTAATTTTATCTGTTTTAATAAATGAGCCACGAGCATGTATGATACCTGGTTGTAAGGTAATATCACTTGTTTTACCATGAAACGATCCTGCTCTTGTGCCGTCATCTAAATTATTTACAACAAAAGTAAAACCATTTAATTCTGTACCAGCATCTCTTGCTGTTTGTGTATCCTCATTGGGTGTATAAACTGATAAAGTTTCTCCAGAAGCAAAGTGTTCATGTCCTGAAACTGTATTTAAATATTTAATATATAAAGTTTTTAAATTAGGATTTCCTGCTACAGTACCTGTTTCTGTATCTTGTATTATTGCTTTTAAACCTGTAACAGAACCTATAATTTCTTTATCTTTATATTTTACTAGATCTGTATTATTAATTGTAACCGCTGCTGCGTCTGTGTCATTAACTTTAATATAATCTACATCTCTAAGTGTCTCTGCACAACCTGTTATTACTGCACCTTCTTGTACAACAAAACCAAAACCTTTTTCCATTTGGTCTTGTAATATAGTTTGTAATTGTGTTAGTTCTCTAGCTTGTACTGGTACGCCAGGCTTAAACAATACACGATGGAATCTATTGTCATCGTTAAAGTCGTCGTAATATGGTGATGTATTTAAATTTAATGCCATTTGTTAAAACCTAATCAATGCCTTTATCTGTTCTACCTGATCAGCCGATCTAATAACCGGTGATCTGTTGTCTAAGTAAATAACTTCCCCTGTAGCATTATCTACTTCTGGTTCTGTTATACTATTTATACTCAAATTGCTGATGTTTTGAGTAGTATTTGTTAAAACGGAATTGGTTGTTATCAAAGGAATTGTAGATGTCAAATAAATATTTTTATTATCTGAATCTATTTGTATGACTGTAAACGACCCTCCGTCATCTGTTGTTATGATGTCATCAACAGCATAACTTGCAACACTTGCTACATTAATAATATGACAAGCTGTTGCTGTGTTCGTTGTATAAACAACACCTGCTGGTGTTTTTATATTTTTAATTAGTGCAATCTGTCTAAAGTCATTGCCTAATATTAAATCTCTATTATCATTATCTGCGAATGATACTGTAACACCTAAATTGTTAGCAAACAATTCTCTAGGTGCATTAGAACCATGTCCTCCTTGAGGAGAAACAATAGCTCTAGCTGTTGCTCCTGTACCAGGAGCTGATGTGTTTACAATAGATATTTCTGCATAAGAATATCCTGATCCTGGATTTGTAACTCTAACACTTGTAATGGCTCCTGTAGCTGCGTTGACTTTAGCACTTGCTTCTGCTCCTGTGCCATCGCCTGTTACAGTAACCTGTACATCATTTTCTGCGTAGTCTTGTCCTGCTGTTGTAACAATAACTCTGTCTAATGTACCACTTACTGCTGCACCTTCTACAGCACTTTGTAATGCTGGTAAGGCATCTGCGTCTCCTAAATTAACACTTCCTGCTGCTCCAGAACCGCCACCGCCACTAAAAGTTATAAATGCAAAACTATAACCAGAACCAGATGCTGTAATTGTAACTCCTGTTACTGCGCCACCTGATATGGTTGCTGTGCCTGCTGCTAAACCATCACCATCACCTTGTATAACTACTGTCGGCACCGATGTATAACCTGTGCCTCCTGCTGTGATAGTAATACTATCTACTTCTCCTGTAACATCATGTGTAGGATTTCCTGTAAGTTTTCTAACAGGAATAAAATCGGCATCTAAAAATTTGTTTTGATCAGATGCCGAGATTTGAAACATAAATTTCCAGTTATAATTATCAGCCAATTCAAATACAGATGTTCCTGTACTTGTAGGTTTGACTGTACTTTGTCCGTTATTATTATTACTGATACATTTATATACCTTAAATTCATCTGTTACAACAAAGAAAAGCGCATCTGCTAAATTGGAGGCTCCGGTGAATGATTGATTACTAGATGAAATATTATCATCATATTCATCATACACCGTGCCTGTAGCCCAATTTACTCTTTTTGCTAATAAGCAAACATCTGCAGAGTCAATTTGTTGTGTAAACATCATGCTCCTTCTAAACTTCGAGACATAGGAATCATTGTCAATAGGTATTTCAGGACTTGTCTCATCTATCCAAGCCTCTGTTCTGCCTACAGCAAAATGAAAGTAGTCGTTTCTATTACGAACATCTCTATGAAATGTTCTTGCTAATTCAACCCTACCTAGTCTTCGAAGTACTAGAGCCATCTATTTACCTTACGAAATTGTTACTGTCCAAGTAATTGTCATTGAATCTGACGCGCCTTTGTTTACGACTGAAAAAACAGTCCTACAAAGAAGAGTACCACTAGAAGCTGCATTTAAAATACCTGCTTCTGTAATAGCTCCTGTACCTGTACCTGCTCCAAAAGAAGCAACATAAGCAACAGCATTAGCTGTAACTGTGGTAGAAGTAAGAGCAACTCTAGCTGCCTCAGTACCTAGGGCAGTATCACTAGCAGCTGCTGCTGTTGATCCTGTTCCTATAGCCATATGAGACATAGCTGTAGCTGTAGCATCTTTCATTCTAGATGCAATGTACTCAAGGCCGTCATCAACCACTAGGTTTTTAACTTCCCTAATGTCGATTACTTCGCCTTGCTTGTTCTTGATTTCAACGGTAAGCTTACCTGTAGCTTTCGATTTATCATTTTTAAACATTTTATTCTCCTAATATGTTTATCCGTTATGTAAAGTTCCAACTAGAACCAACATAGTCTGAGTCTAAGTAAGTAGGATCTACATAATCCTGCATCTTACCAGTACCCGTATCTGTAGCAGTACTACTATCTGTTGCTGGTTTGGATAGCGCACTTGCTAAGGATTCTGTACCATTTGGTGTTTCTGTTAATCCTTTACTTGTATTTATACTGTTTATAGCCTCGGATATAGATAATGTTTCCGAAACTGCTTTATTAATTTGTAGTACTTGAGTACTTGTAATGTTGCTCAAAGTATCAGACGCTGTTACCTGTCTTATAAGTTGAGAACTAAAGTTTTCTCCAGCACTTGCTGAATCCGAGAAAGGTTTGGATATAGCCCTTGCCGGAAGTTCAGTAATTGTAGGCGATTCTGTAAATGTTCTTTGATATGTAAGTGTCCTTGATAGACTCTCTGAAACTCCTGAAATCGTATCTGTTGGAAACTTGCTTAAAGAATATATATCTGTATCGCTTGTTGTTACTGTTTCTGTTTTTGCTAGTGAGAGTGCTAAAACTTCTGAATCAGTATTAGAAGTTGAATGTGCTAATACTTTACCAATTGTTTTCGCTGGGGCATCACTAACGGTACCCGTGTCGCTAAATGATGTAATAAATGTAACTGCTATACTTTCTTGTGCAGTACCTGTATCACTTGGTGAAATGTTAAATTGCGCTGTAATTTGTGCCACTTCAGTTACGCTAACTGTATCAGTAGGTTGAGCTCCTAATATTCTTAATACATTAATGGATTCTGATACTGTTACAGCTCCTAAACTTGTAGCAACATAATATTGATAATCACCATTATCTGCTAGATCATTTGTATAAGCGCCCGATCCATTTGCCGGTGTCCAATAATTGTTTACAAAACCATCATCAAACACTTTAGTAAATGCTTTTGCTATAGACTCTGTAGCATTTCTTGTTTCAGTAAATGTTCTAAAGAAGGATATATCTATATCACTTTCTGTTATTGTATCATTTACCGATAAAACTTCTGTGAATGGTTTGGAGACTGCTTTAACAAATTGTTCATCTCCAATATTATAATTGTCTGAAGATATACCATCGCTATCATCATTCCAATAACCTACCTCACAATAAGGATTAGATCCTTGGTCTGTGGCAAGTGCAGTATCTGTCTTGCCTTCTGGTGTAAATGCTATTGCGTGTGCCTCTGTTGCATTAGGTGCATCTGTAAAGAGTTTGGTAAAGTCAAACAATGGACCTGTTTCAACAGTTGTAACAATATCATCTGCTTCAAATATAAAGAATGTGTAACCTGTAGATTCAACTTCGTATAGTACATTAAAGTCTACTACACTTCTTATAATTAAATCTCCGAATACCTCCATACCTGCAGGGTGTACTGTATCTCTTAAACTCCTATCCCAAGTAGCTTGTGATATACCAGATTTAACTACATAAGAGAATGGTTGGAATCTCTTGTTATCTGCAATTACATTAACATCAGATAATTTACCTTGATCGTTTTTCCATTTGCCTTCATATTCGAATAGATAACCTGTTGTTAATGTAATTGTACATGATTCTCCCTTAGGAGATGTAATAAGAATGTCTGCTGTATCATTTAAGAATGTAGAACCTGGATTAATTACTGTGAATGCCGAAGGTAGCCCTGCACTTGTTACTGCCGTTATTCTTATAAAGGCATCATTAGAACCACCAATAAATGTATAGTCCCCTGCAAAATAACCTGAGACTGCATATGCTTTACCATCATCTCCCGTTTCATTGATAGCATATATTTGTCCTATCTTAAATCCTGCATCTGCCTCTGAACCACTATAAGATTTGAATGCTACACTTGTTAATACTCTAACAAGATAACCATATATGTCTGATTCTGCGTTACCTGCGCCATCATCTACAACATAAGATCTAATTGGATCTGTGTCAAACTCTATTCCAGGAGCGCTATTATATCCTGCACCTCCGTTATCAACAACAACATCTTTAATTGCTCCGTTTTCTACTAGAGCATGTGCAGTAGCTGTTGTTGTAATAGTGTCGCCTGCCGCTGGGAAAATTTGTACTGTTGGTGCTGCAATATATCCTGAGCCTCCATCTGTTACTGTGAAGTCTGTAATTGCTCCGCCGGATACTGTGGCTGTTACAACGGCTCCAGCACCTGGTCCATTAACAGTCGTAACATTAGCATCTTCAAAGTCTAATACTAATTCAAATCTTTGTAATGTTAAACCATTTGTTTGATATGTATTCTTTTCTACTCTTTTAACATTAGCATTTGTATGTTTTGTTACTGTAACCGTACCTGTAGTTTCTTTAAATCTTATATCAATCTTTTTACCTTCTAAATCTAAAGGTTCGAGACTGCCTCCTCCATGTACTGCTTCTTGTATTTTAATTGTTTTTTCTACATTGTAGATACCATCAGAAGGTTTTAAAACAAATTGATATGGAAAAGTTACATCTACATTTTCATTAAATAATATTCTAAACCATGCTTCTATAGATCGTCTACTACCTTTGGATTCATAAAAGTCTTTTGCTCTTTTGTAAAAGAAAGCTTTATCAACAGATATTAATGAAGGGAAGTCAGATACTAATGCTCCTCTCCATTTATCTAAGAATTGTTCATTTGTATAATCTATATCAGAAGTATAGTTTGTAGGGTCTTTGTAATTTGCATCCATAAAAGCATAATACTTTTCTAAGAATGTTACAAAGATAGGATGATCGTGTATTATGTGTTCGGGTATTTGTTCTCTAACTAAAAAACTTCTATTTCTTGTTTCTAAAGATGCAGTATCCTGTGCAGAATCTAAAACTGCTGTACCTACAGCGCCTGTTCCGCCACCACCTGTGATTGTAACTGTAGGAGGTGTTGTATAACCTGTACCTTTGTTTGTAATGGTAAACCCTGTTATGATACCATTATTTGTTGTTGCTGTTGCTGTTGCGCCTGTACCGCCACCCCCAGTAATTTCTACGGTAGGTGTTCCAGAAAAGTATCCTGTACCTCCATTAGTTACTGTTATAGATTTTACATATCTATAAAATGATGGGATATAATCCGCCATTAAACTTCTTCTACTTCTTTAGTTGCTGTTATTCTTACACCTGCAACTGTATTAATTGTAGCATCCAAAACACTATCATCTAATGTTAGAACTGTATTTCTGGCAGGCTTAGCAACGACTGCTGCTGTGCTGGTATCGGAAGTTCTAATAAGAGCTTGTGTAGTAATGTCTTTAATACTATCATGAGGCGTAACATTTATTCTTAATTTTGTTTCTGTTCCATATAATTTTTTAAGTGTCATGGAAGGTAAATCTACTGTTCCTGAATCGTAATCTATTGTGCCTACTGCACCTAAAATTTGTCCGTCTGTTCCTACTGCATTAACTACACCTGTTCCACTATATGCTGGAGCGACTACTGTAGATGCTGGTGTGTCTTCTAATATTGCTTTATGTGTAACACCTGATATTTCAATATCAAAATATGTGCTTCCTAATTCTCTAGGTTGTAGTTTTTGATTAAACTTAACTGTATAATTATGTGTAGTATTGAATGTAGGTTTTACTCTTTTTTGTAATCCTAATCGTATGTTAGTAGATATAATTGATGCTGTTTGTTTGTTAATTAAATCATGTAGTCTACTATAATAGAAACTTTTATTTAGTTTGTTTAATTGATTTGAAAAATACGCATTTACTTGTTCTAATACTGCTGCCTCCACTTCTCCTTTTGCCAAAGATGTAAGTTTAGGATCATATACAGTATCTATTTCTAACTGTATAAATGTGTTTTCAGGATCAACAAACTCTGGCATAATTGCTACAGGTGTTTTAGGATCAATAATACTGTTCTTAATATTGTCTTTATCTTGTTCTGTAATAACCTGTCCTTCTACAGGATTTAAAGATATAAAAACTTTTCCATACATAGGAGGATCGTTTTTCTCTCCTCCCCATACTGCAACAGACTGTATGTTAGGATTACTTTGTAATATTAGTGTTTTATAATCTGTTTCAGTAACTGCTCTGTCTCTTGTAGCATTGAAACGAGGCGCATTAAATCTAATCTCATCTACTGATTCTTGTATGCTACCACCTGATGCTGGGCTTGTTGTAGTAACTGAAACTGTTTCTCCTCCTTCAGATATTACACTTGTTGCTGAGAATGTTTTAGCTGTGTTAGGTGTTTTGCCTGAACTTGCTATGTAATCTACAATTAAAATATTATCCACTGATAACTTTTGTCCTAGTACACCGTCTCCAAATCTTAATTGTGTTAAACCATCTATACCTTCTTCACACCAATATACTCTAGAATCGTTTTTAACATCTAATAATGTTGTAGACTTATTCCATGTGGTTAAAGATGTATCTGATAATGATGTCTGTACTCTCGCTCTTATTGTAGTAGCGTCTATACTTTCATTAGGAATAATATAAGGGCCTTGAGGATTTGCTGCTTGTATTGTAAAAGAATTGGTAGTTCTTATTCCTTCTTTTAAAACTACATCACTAAAAACAAATTTCTTTACACCGCCATCTATTATAGCAGATGTTGTAACATCTTCTAAAGCATAAAATTTATATGTAGAGCCGTTGACTGCACTTGTAAAAACTGCATTTCTAGATAGTGTAAGATTAGTTCCTGTAAATGAACTAGGAGGTGTAACTGTTATTGTTACTGTTGCACTAGCTCCTAAAAAAGATCTAGGTGTATAGCCTAATGCTTTTGCAATAGATACTACAGACTCTCTCTTAACTGCTGTATCTATAAAATTTTCGTTAGCCAACATGTGTGCTAACATACCTTGATAGTGTGTATTGTATGCCAATAAATCTATTAATACTGCCATACCTGAACCTTCAAAATTGTAATCTGAAAATTCTGTCTGTGACTTTAAAAAATTTTTTAAATTTATTTTTATATCTTCAAAGTCTAATTCTGTTGTATTTAACTGCGCCATTACCTTAGCCTCTCTAATCTTACTTCTAATTGTTGTGGTTCATTTATACCTACAATATGAAAATCTACAGACACAACATATTCATTTTGATCATACAAAGGTTTTACTCTTATATCCGTTATCCTACATCTGGGTTCATAGTTTTTAAACAAGTATATTAAATTCTTTTGTATAGCATCGCTAGTAAAAGTATCCATTTGTTCAAATAATAAACTGTTTATCTCAGATCCTAGTAAAGGATTAAAAGGCCTTTCAAAAGGTTTAGTCATTACTAAATTAATCATTGACTGTTTCACGGCATTTACATCAAGTTTTTTATTAAGATCTCCCGATAAAGAATTTTTACCAAATGAGAGATCAAAGTCCTTATAGATTCTTGCTCTTTTTTGTTTAAGTATAGCCATATTAGTATTTATACTTAAAAGTCAAAGTTAGGCAGTTCAATATTTAAAAATTCCTCTGCTTGTTCTTTTGATCTTACATTTTTGTCTATGTAAACTTTATCTACAGAAGGCAGTTTAGGTATAGGGTTGCCTCTAATAATACTTACAGGATCTATATCAGGAAAAGATGTAGGTATTCCTTTTACTGTAAGATCTATTCCTTGTGTTTGTACATTAGGAACAAGTTTACAAATAGAGTCTAAATCCATTGCTCCTTGTCGTAACAAGTCTGCAATATTATCTATATCAATATCTAAATTACTGTATTTGGTTTTTAGAAAATCTATTCTATTCTCTAATTGATCTTTACCTGCTATGCCTAATGCTATCAAACCTGCTACAGTTTTTATTTGATCGTGTAATGGTTGTTGGCCAAAAGGTATATTAGGAAAACTAATAGACGGTAAAGCAGCGCTTAACTTATCTTTTAACTTTTGTGCTTCTCCTTCTACTTTGTCTTTTAATCCTGCAAGTTCACCCATGCCAGGTATATCCATTATAGCTGCGTCTAATTGTGCGTTCAACGCATCTATTTGATCTGCAACTGCTAATAATTCTTTTGACGGTCCGCAACTCATATTATGATCCTCCTGTAGGTGCGTCTGTTTCTGATTGTCCATCACCTCTTGTATCATTACCTTGTGCATGTGTATGTGTATGTAATGTTACATCATTAGAAGTTATGTTTCCTGCAGGTCCATCTATAGACATTGTAGGAGCATCTATTGTCATATTGTTAGCATCTATATCCATATCTGTTTGTGCTTCTAATGTCATTTTTGTAGCTGTTTTTAATGTCATATCTGAACCTGACAATATAGACATAATACTACCTGCCATTTGTTGGAAGGCGTTAGATGTTCTTTGTATTATATTGCCTGTTACTTTTGTTAATTGTCCATCTCCAAAATCCTCTGAAACTTTTCCTGCCACGGATTCTGTTTTTGTTTTTGCAACTGTCTGTGTTTGTTTTCCTACTATTGTAGCAGAGTCGTCTAATGCTACACGAACAGATCTATTGCCTCCTATGCTGTAGTTTTGATCTGAATTAACTACCTTGGCATCGTTGCCTTGTATTTTAGTTACTCTGTCTCCATGTATTTTTAAAAAGTAATTACCTTCTACTTCTTCGTATTTGTCTCCATGTACTAATAACTTAGCATCTCCTGCAATAGTTACATTACAAGAACCTCTGATAAGAACATTTTTGTCCTTAACAACAACCTCATAATCCGATCCTTTAATTTTATTAATTCTTGTTCCGTCTGCTTGTACTTCCTCAAAGTTTCCTACAGGATGGTACCAAGCATATCTTTCATTTCCTGTTGTGTTGTCTATTTCCTGTGTAAACCCTGCTTCTGTTTCTCTAACAAGATTGAAAGGATACATAGAGGTATATGTTCCTGGTTCTGTAGGAACTCCGTCCCCTCCTTCTTTTAAATCTTTAAGTGCGTCCCAATACTTAGGTTTGAATTCAGGTATGTCAAAAGTATCATAAGGTCCTTGTCCTCTTGCATATGGTTCTTCCCACATTTTGCCTTCATAGTCTTTATTTGCTATGTCATCTAATACACCGTCTGCTTGTAGTGAAGGTGCAGAAGCTGTTCTCACATCTTTCTCTCTTTCTGCTCTCTTAGTAACTAGACTAAAATGTTCTTCTGCTTTTTCTCCTCTTGCAAGTCTAGAAATATCTGGTTCACCTACTCCCGCAAATCCTTCAGGCGCTTCTTCATCAAAACCTCCTCTAGGATATTTTTTGTTTGGATCGTTGAACCCATCTTCTACTGTAAGATCTTCATTCTTTTTCTGAGGTAGACCTGCAAAGGAACCTAGTATAATAGGAAATTGTCCTTCTTCTCCATCTGCAAAAAATCCTACTACTGTTGAACCTGGCAACAAATTAGGATTTTCCATAATGCCAGATGTACTAGCATTTGTAACACTATTAACAACGGTGGCAAAAGGCAAATCTTTTGTAGGCAATTCTTCAGTATCAGCAGTATGATACCCCATTATTCTAACTCTATATCTTCCTGTTTCTGTTACATCAGCTCTAGATTCAATAATGCCTATCCACCAAATCCAATCAGGTATATTTAACTTTCCAAAGTTTTTCAAATTATTCATTATTCAGGCTCTCCCATAGATTCTGGTAATCCATTTTTAACTATTTCCATTTTCATTGTATGTGCAACAGTATCTATTTTGTGTCTTATTGCTGTTATTAGATACTTACCAGATAATTGTCTGTCAAATATATCATCAGGATTTATATCTTCTGTTTTAGTTATAGGAGAAGGATATTGTAATTTAATCATTCTTCCTACTTCTATATCTGTTCTACCTGGAACATTTACTTCAAATGTATAATCCTTGAAAGAATTAAAATAATTGTCTCTATATAAACTTGCGCCTATTATATTTTCATTATCTGAATTACCTGATGAAGAACCAGGAATGTTAAATGATTGCGTCATATTGTTTACACTATTTAAAACTTTTATTGTAGTCATTGCAAAAGGATTTCTTTGTACGCCTTCTGGTATAGGTATTCCAGGATCTGTGTGAGCAAATTTATCAAAGTCCTCTCTTACATCTATCTTCTGTTCTATTCTTTCCTTTGTAAATAAATCATATGCTCTTACAGATTGAGCGTAATATCCACTATCTTGTCCATTTATAATATCTATTGTTCTAGGCACTTGTATGGAATCTATCGTAACAAATGCTCTAGGCAGTTTGACTCCTGTAAAAGTTTCTCCACTTTCTCTGTGAGGCAATTTCATACCAGGAGGCGAATAGATGTATTCATCAAACATTAAATCTTTTTGTGCCTCTATTAGATTTTGAATTGATGTATAATAAAACATTTTACTACTTTCAAAAAATATAAAATCAGCACCTATATGTTTATTGCCTTTACAATACTTGGATAAAAATTGTAATGTTTGTATTGGTGTCCATAAGTTTGCTAGAAAATTTACTTTAGAAGCATGAGGCAAATCTCCTATAACCATTTTTGTAGGCTCTGTGCCTTCTAAAGGTCTTCGAGATTCTACTACATAATCTGCATATATTTTTTCTGCTATCTCTGCTGTGTTGCCTGAAAATCTTTTGGATAATACTACACCCTGATCATTCATTCCTTCTATAGAAATAAAATGTAATATATAAAGTTGTTCTCTGTCGTTATTTAAAGTTCTATCTTTTATAGCAAATATTTGAAATGTTTTGTCTATTATATTCTCAGGTGTATCATCATAAGTAGGAGTTCTTAATTTCATTGTAATACCTTCACCACCTGCAATAGGACCTGCACCAATTAAATTAACACCGTCTTTTAAAATAATACTTCCTGAAAGAAAAACATTCCATATATCTTCATATAAATTTAATTCTACAAAGAAAGGCAATAGATCATAATTTTCACCACTAGATAATGTGATGAATAACTCATCTACTCTTACATCACCGGGTTTATTTAATTGTTCGTCGGTTGTTTCCGCCATAATATTACTTCACCAATTTTTTATACTGTGTAACTATGTCCTTTAGGAATCTTTTATTTAACAATAATATTTGTCTCTTTTTATCATTTAAATCATTTTCATATTCAAAATTTGTAACTTCCTTTATTTCTCCACTAGCTAATTTTCCTGCGTCCCAATCTACAATTATATCTTCTCTTGTAGCATCTACATAATGGTGTACATCTTGAGAATTATTTTCTCCATACTTATCTTTTACATAAGCATTAAGTTTTCTATAAGACAAAGGCCATTCTCTGTCTACATCTACGATATTATTAGATAACAATACTATCCAATGATATTGAGTTGAGCCATAGTAGTTGTAAGCAACACTTTCAGGTGTGTCATTATCGTCAACAATAATATCTACTAATGTTTGTCTATTACTAAAAAATTTATCTAACTGAACACGCCTAAAAATGTCAGTAACAATCTTACCTTTAATTTTTCCATCAGAAGTTGGAACTGGATATTTTATTTTGGGTAGTGCTTTAAAAAACATTAGATAGTCCTTCCTATTGGGTCTCTTTGAGGTTGATTTTTAGTTTCCTCTTTTTCTTTTTCTTCCTTCTTAGCTTCTTCTTGTGTAGGTTCCATTTCCATTAATCTTTCTCTTGTAAGAGTTTCTAGTTCTACAAATTGTAATTCCATAGTAGTTTCTGTTGGCATACCGCCAGAGTTTTTAAATGCGTTAAACATACCATCAGGACCATATGTAACCTTAACATTTTTTAATGCACAAGATGATATTGTAGGCAAGTTGTGATTTTTAGAAAAGTTGCCATCATTATCTGCTATTTGAAATTCTATAGAAAATTCTGAAGGATAAATTAAAAACAATCCTGTATCGTCTACAGAAGGGTGCATGTTTTCTTTAAATAATTTTATAATGTGTTGAACTTCTTGTGCCTCACCTTCGTTTTTAGGAGAGAAGTTATACTGAAAAGAAAACTGCCTAAAGCCCATAGATTTAAATAATTGTTCTTTGTATGGGTTTGCTACTTTCTTACTTGTGGCTTCAAACATTCCACCTAAATTTACATCTCCAATACCTACTGCTGCTGGTATATTTGCCGCACCTGATACTAAACCCCTACCTACAAGTTCTGCTGCTTCACCTGATAATATGTTTTCCATAGAAGCTTGTCCTGTACCTAATAGACCTGCTAGAGGCCCTAAATCTGTTTCGTCCCAATTTGCAGAATATCCTGCAACGACTGATTGAGGTACAAATAAAGATATTGTATCTAATAATCTAACTTGTTCCATATTATCTGCAATAGCGTTCATCATTCCTGCGCCTACTGCTGCGCCTCCTGCTGCTTGAACTCCTCTCATCAAACCGGATACACCTTCTCCTGTAACACCTTTTGCTGCTGCAAAAGTACCTACAGCTGAAACTAATGCTGCCGATTTCGTTGCTGCTGTTTCGTATTCTTCAGAACTGGATCTATTTTCATTATTAAACGACTCTCTTTCTGCCGCTGTAAAGTCTCTAGATTCTAGATTATTATTTTGTGCTACAATCTTCCTAGCATTTATATAAAATTTAACACAATGAGGAAACTGTTTTTGTCCTAGTTCCTGAGGGTATTTGTGTAAGAAATGTCCTGCTGCCATGTTTGTATCCGAATAAATAGTTATTTAACTTATATTCTTATTTATATGGTTTATGCCAAAGAAATATACAAAGGAAAGTTTATTCCTCGTAATCCAACGAAGTATCTTGGCGACTTCAATGCAATAACTTATAGATCAAGTTATGAATTAAAGTTTATGAACTGGTGTGATCTAAACAGTTCTATAAAAGGCTGGGTATCAGAAGAGATTGCAATACCCTATCGTAATCCTTTAGACAATAAAGTACATAGGTATATGGTTGATTTCTATATAGAAGTACAAGAAAAAGATAAGTTAAAAAAATATTTAATCGAGGTAAAACCAGAACGATTTACTAAACCTCCCTCACCTCAGAAGCGTAGAACCAAAAAACATTTACAAGAAATAGCACAATACGGAGTAAACGAGGCCAAATGGAAATACGCAAAGGATTTTTGTAAAGCTCAAGGCATGGAATTTAAGATAGTTACTGAAAAAGAATTGGGTATCTAGTATAAATACTTACATGGCGACACCTTTTGCAGACATACGAAAAGCAGCTGGAGATAACATGGACAGATCTGTCCAATGGTATGTTCGTGCTGTTCGTGAATATGCTAGGGGAGTTAATACATTTCAAGAGGCACGAGGTACAGATATAGGTAAAAGAGCTAGACAATTAGAAGTAGGTAAAATGTATATGTTTTCTTACGATCCTAAATGGAAAGATGTTTTACCTTATTATGATACAGTTCCTCTTGTAGTGATTACAGAACCTATGCCACAAGGCTTTAGTGGTATTAATTTACATTATCTGGCTCCTACATTTAGAGCTAATCTGTTGGATAAAATATATCCTGTAGATCAGCAAAATATTACAGATAAGAGTACATTAAGATCTGCATGGGGAGATATAAGAAATTTTTCTAGGTTCCCAGAAGTTAGAGGCTCTGTTAAAAAATATTTAACAGTTAATATAACAGGAGAGATGATAGAAGTAGATCCTAAAAATTGGAAAGCAGCTATATTTCTTCCTGTACAAAAATTTGTAGGAGCTACAGAGAGAACTGTATATAGAAACACAATGGAAAAACCAGAAAGAAAACGACGCATGTCAATAAGTACAGCGGCATTAAGTGGGAGAAAATAAGTGGCGCAAGGTAAATCATTAGGAAACTTTGAACAGTATAGGCAAGAACTTAAACAAAGAAGTTTTGCTCGTGCCGAAAGATTTGAAGTAGAATTCAATATTGCAGATTTAGTTAGCAAGAATGAAGATCTTAAGGATTTCTCTTCGGCTGATCTTGCAAAAGATGTTGTCTTATTTTGTGAAGAAGTACAAATACCTGGTATGATATTAAGTAACAAAGAATACAATGTAGGTCCTTGGACCTTCTTTAGAAACACAAAAGTAGGTTTCTTAGGAAATGAAATTAACTTTACATTTCTTACAGATGCAGATTGGTTCTTAAGAAGTTTCTTTGAACATTGGGTAAACGCTTGTGCTGATACTGTCAGCCAGGAAATAGGTTATCCCGATGATATAACTACAACAATAACTATCAAAGCATTAGATGTACAGGACAATGTTAAAAAACAATGGACCTTATATGAGGCTATGCCTAAAGTAATTAACTTGGTACCTTTATCTAGTGGAACTGTAAGTGCTGTTAGAAATACATTAATAATATCATCAGCGTATTGGGACTCTTCAGAAGTTTATGGGCCTTACGAAAGTGATATGGAAGCTAAAATGGTTCTTACTAACGGATACAAATCAGCCAACGGAGGCTATACAATGGTTACAGATGGCGATGGAAGAACTTTCTTTCAACCTAGTAAAGATGGCCATTATGATCAAGATCCTAATGATGAGAACCATGAAATAAATCCTGGCACATCTAGACAAGTTACTAGAACTGGTGGCAAGTACTTACCAGCGTTTGATTCTGATGATTAATTGGAGATAAAATATGTCATTACCTAAAGTAGAAACACCAATATTTGAAACTACTGTTCCTTCTACAGGAGAGAAAATAAAGTTTAGACCTTTTCTCGTAAAGGAAGAAAAGATTCTTATGTTGGCTAGTGAAAGTGAAGAATTCAAAGACATGATTACTGCTTGTGGACAAATTATAGAAAATTGTACATTCGATAAAGTCGATGCTACTAAATTGGCTATGTTTGATATGCAAGACTTATTCGTAAGAATTCGAGAGGCTTCTATAGGAAGCACACAAGAGTTCAATCTTATTTGTGGAGAATGTAGTAAATCCACAAAGTATGAGATGGAACTTAAAGACTTAACAGTCAAAGGTTTAGACTCCTTACCTGACAATGAAGTCAAAGTAGGAGAAGAGTTTGTTATAAAAATGAGATATCCTCGTGCTCTTGATGTAGTAGCTGAGGATAAACAGTCAGATATTGATACTATTGCTAACTGCATAGAATCTATCATAACAGAAGAGGAAGAAGTTAGTATTGATGATGTTACAAAAGAAGAGCTACAAGAGTTTGTAGAAAATCTTCCTGTAGAATCATTTAGTGAAATGAGAGAATTTCTTAGAGCGATACCTGTTCTAACACATAATATTGATTACAAGTGTCCACATTGTGAGGCAGAACAATTGATTAATATTAATGGTTACGAACATTTTTTCGCCTAGTCCTTTCTCAGGAGAGTCTTGGAAACTATTACAAGACAAACTTTTTGTTAATGCAAGAGCATCAATATAGTCTGACAGAGCTAGAGAACATGATGCCTTGGGAAAGGGAAGTATATGTCAACATGCTAATTCTACATCTAAAACAGAAAGCCGAGAAGGCTAAGGAAAGAGCGGATAACAAAAAATGGGGCGGATAAAAAATGCCGGAACAAGATAAGAAGTTAGAAGAAATATTAAAGCAGATGCAGGAGTTAGATCCGAAAGATACGGATATAGCTTCGTCTAAAGAAATGAAAGAGCTTGAAAGAGCTCTAAATGAAAGACATGACGAAACATCAGAAGCTACAGACATCTTAAAAGAAGATGCTAAATCTAACAAAAAAGCTAATGCACTTCAAATTGCTAAAGAAGTCGTTATGTTTAATAGTGAAAGGAAATCACAAGAAAGGACAAAGTTATCTCTGGAGAAATTAAAAGAAGACAATGCAGGTCAAAGAAAACATAATACCGGTGCAAAAGTAGCTCGAGAACTTATACTAGAACAAAACCAACAGATCTTAAAAAAACTAGACGGATTAGATAATATACAAAAAACTGTATCCGATACACAAACAGCAAGCGCACAAACAGATTCTAAACTAGCAGCAGATAGTGAACAAATTAAAAAGACTGCAGATAAAACTACAATATCTGGATCTGGTAGAAAACTAGACACAAGAGAAAAGCGTGCTGGATTTGGTATGTCAGACGCCGACTACGCAGCACAATTTGAAAGAGATCAGGCTGCATTAAAAAGAGAAAGAAATGTAACTGATGTTTTTGGTTTACAAGGCAATGTAAAAACTACTGACAAAAGTTTAAACAAACAAAAAATAACAAAAGACGAACTAGATGGACAATTTAAAAATGAAGGTGGAACACTTACATTTAAAGAAGGTGAACAATTAAGAATAGGTGGTAAAAATATTGTAAGGGCAGGAAATTATTCAACAGGAACTGCCAAATTTAGAGATGCCGACACAAACAAATTTACAGCCACAGACCCTGTTAAAGCGTTAGCAGAAGATGTTAGAATATCACAAGGCTTAATAGGCACAACAAGAGAAGGTGCACAGTTTAGAGCCTCTGAGGGAGCAGCAGAACTTTCTAAAAACATAGGAGCTAACGCAGCAGATATACAAAAAGCATTAGATGAGAATGAGAAAGCACAAGGAAGTTTATCAGAATTAACAGCAGCTTTTGAAAACCTGCAAAAAGGCAAAGGCAAAAAAGAAGATGTAATGCGAGGCATTGAAAAATTAAGAAGAACAGGTGGTGACGAACTAGCAGATAAACTAGGACTTGATAAAGTAGCAGATAAAACTCAAGGCGGATTTTTAAAAAATTTAGGAACAGGAATTAAAACAGATTTCTTTGGTGTAAATGCAGGAACAAATCTTTTCTCAAAGAAAGCAATAGGTGAGGCATTTGGAGCAGATAGATTCTTCGGTAAAGCAGGAACCGGCGGTAAAAGAAGTCTTGCTAATATATCAGGACTACAAGGCAGACTACAATTCCAAGAAGATGTACAACAAGGGTTTGAAATAGAAAGTCAAACAGATGCAATTGCAAGGATGCAAGGTGATGAAGGATTAGGTATTGCAAAACCGCCTGAAAAATTAGAGGATAGACTACAGAAAAAATTTAGAGAATCATATGACATGGCACCTAAAGATGATGGTGATGTTGTAGTAACATCTCAAGAAGCTGCACCTCAAGAAGCTGCTGGTACAGGAGCTGCACCACAACAAAGTAAAAGAGAAAAATTAGTATCTGGAAGAACAGGCGTATCTAAAGATACTGACAAACTAGCAACAGAAGCAACATTACAAAAAGTCTTAGAACAATTAGAACAAACTGCAGCCATGGGTGGTGGTGGCGATGGCGGTGGAGGAATCATTCCACCCGTTGGCGGAGGCGGTAAGAAGAAAGGCAAAGGCAAAGGTAAAGGTGGAAGATTTGCTAAAGGAGCAAAAGGATTACTTAAAGGCGCAGCTAGATTTGGTGGTCCAGCAGCAGCTATATTAGGTGTAGGAGCAGGAATTTATACAGCAGTATCTGGAAGTAGAGACGCTGAGGCAATGGCTGATGCCGGACAATTAACAGCAGAAGAAGAACAAATAGCAAAAGGTGAGGCAATAGGTGAAGGTACTGGTGGAGCTGCCGGAGCATTAGGAGGAGCAGCAGCTGGAGCAGCAGCTGGAGCATTACTTGGTCCTGTAGGAGCAGCAGTAGGAGGAATAATAGGTGGTGCTGTAGGATTTTTCGGAGGCAGTTTCTTAGGTAAAAAGGCAGGCGGTGCAATTGCAGACACCATTCCTGTTAGTGCAAGTCAGTTAGAAGAGTCTAACGCACAAGCCGAAACAGCAATGAAACAAATTGAAGACAAAGATAGTAC